ACTTATTAAACGTAACTTGAATTGATTGAACAAAGCCTTCAACCATCATCCATTTAGTAAATAGGATACGAACAGGTGTAGGTGTAAGGAATGCTTTGTTACCAATGTTCATTGAATATGCGTCATACCTAGTTTGGTCAATCTTCTTAGTATCTTCACCTGTTGGGTTAGTTGGAGAACTAGGTGAGTCTTTAGAGAATCCCCATGTGTTACCAGCAGCGTCTGCTGTTTGTTCACTTTGTATGGCGTTATAAATATCTTTTGCAAGACCCTGCCCAATAACATCATCCAAAATTAAAATGTCAGCAAGCACACCGATGCGTGTTACCCATGAAGGGTCATACGGTTTTGATGGGTCCAAGAAGTCTAATGTGTTTGATATGTTTTCTTTAAAGTTTGCTCTAACTATCTTGTCTCCAGAAAAGTATCTTTGTGATGCAACTTCTGCTTCTCGGTTAAATAAGAGTTCAAAAGCAAAACCAGCCTTACCAGGAATTGGTTGGGCTAACTGAGATGGGTCTTGGTTAAAGAAGAATTGCATATCGCTTTCAGCAGTAACCATTCTTGTAATGTTGTCAGGGTTAAACTGAAAGTTACACTTCATATTTCTAATTGTTGAAGCAGTTGATTTACCAGATTCTTTTGCCTGCTTATTTTCTTTATCGTAAAACTCAGTAAGTCTACGGATATAACCACGTTCTACCGTTACTGTTTTGTTGTTTACCGCATCACGGTTTGTATAGCCTGGGTAAATAAACTTAGGGTTTTGGATACCACCATTAGGGGTATTCCATGATTTGTTTAAAGCACTGTTTGGGTCGTAATCGTAAGCGCCTTTTAATGATGAGTCAGGACCGTCAGAAGCAGTAGTACCAGTATTAGGCGTATAGCCAAAACCACTTCTACCGTTAGCATCAGTACGTTTAACAGCACTACCTGATGCTTGTTTTTTAGTGTTTACTTTTACAATTGGGGTATTAACTTTTGCATTTAAAGTTTGCAAACGAACTTGTTGTGCTTTTTTAGACGCATAGGCATCAGCCTTTGCTCTTGCTTCTGCGCTACTTTCTCCAGCCATTATCTACTCCTCAACAATTCTTTACGTAATTCTTTGTCTAGCATTTGGGCAATTTGGTGAGCCATTGCTCGTGCATCTTGGACATTGTTGCCAGTTGATGTCACGTTAATAGTTGGAGCAATAGTTACGTTGGTTCCGCCACTAACGGTCAAGTTGGTTCCACCACGAGTAGGTGAACTAAATTGTGGGTCACCACGATTAAGTCCAAGTTCTTTTACTGCCGCTTGAGCCTTTGGCATCCACTCTGATGTTCTTGCCATTGGCCCACCTTCTGTGTTCCAAGGTGAGTAGTTGCCACTACCAAACTCCAAACGTGCAGCCTTAATGTTTGTTAGTGGGTCCCAAAGTTCCTCATCGTTAGAAATACCATAACGCTTTCTACGAGCAGTACCCATAGGGTTTGTTGGTGTATCAAGCATGTTGATTTGGAAAAGACCATATGACTTATCTGGTGGTTTACCGTTGAACACTCCAGGAATCCAGTTAGATTCACGACCAGCAATAGCAAGCATGTTTACAAGGTCTTGTCCTTTAAACCCTCGCTTGTACATCATCTGAGCAATTGTTCGTGGGTCCATTGCCTTCATGCTTCTAGTACCCTTTGGTGGTGGTGTACTTGACACACGTGTTTGTGACACACCATTGACACTTGGGGATGATGAAGAACTAGTAGAAGTGTCGTACATACTGTGGTTTACACCCATAGCAGAAACTTGTTCAGATAAAGACATTCCTTGAAGGTTTACGTAATTACTTCCTTCTACTCCTCCAGCAGTGACATACTTGTCACCAACAAAGTCAGGACCAATTCCATCCCAACTACCTTTTTGTACACCAGCAGGAGTACCCCACGGTGAACCTTGCTTCTCATACTCGTAACGTGAGTTAGGAATGTCGTTAGGTTGTACGTGCCACTTTTCTCCGTTTACATCTTTAAATGTTTTAAGACCAAATCGTTCTGCGTTAGCAACAACCCAATCAACATCTCCAACAAGGTCAGCAGCCAAACCAAGTTCGTGCATAGAACGACCTGGAGGCGCTGCTGGTGCTCCCGTAACAAGTTTGTATTCTTTACCGTTCCAAGTAACATCGCCTTTGCTTCCATCTGTTACTTCTCTGTAGCGAGAGTTAAACAATTGTTTTTGTGTTTCTTGACTACGGAAACCTTCGCCAATACCTACGTTAGGGTTTTCTGCAAACATGCGAAGCAGTCGGTCTTTAAATGTTGAGTTAAGTTTTCCAAACGTAGGCACGTTACCTAATGATGAAAGAGGTACACGGTTTCCTTTTCCGTAACCAACAGGAATACTCTTACCATTAGAGGCTGCTTGGTTTCCAGCAGAACCTGGTTCAACGGCAGGGTCACCTCGGAATAGTGAACCACCAAGCATGGTCATTGCCATACCAAGTGGAGCAGTAGCAGGGTTACTTAGAGACATAGCACCAATACCCATCAGTGCTCCGCCAATACCTTTTTCTACTAAACCACCTTTGAAGTCCATTCGCTTACCGATAAGCGGTGATAGAACTTCTTCAAGTTTTCCAAGTGCTTTGGTTACGGCTTGAGTGTTCTTCTCCATCTGTGCAAAGTTGTCAGCCTGACGCTTGTAGAAGTCTTCATCCCTTCCCTCTTTTGTTCGGGCAGTTTCTTCAGCCTGAGTAGCAAAGTTGTCTTCAATACCCATTAACTTTCGTTGTGCTTTTTTAGAAGGGTCATACATTCCCTTCCCACCTTTTTTCTGATACTGCACATTTGATTCTGCGTAATCAAGAACAAGGTCAACCATGTCTTCAGGAACACCAGATGCCAACAAACGAGCACGTGTGGCAGAACCTTGTTGACGAGCGCCTGCCAACATTTTTTCGTTAGTAAGACCAGTACGTTGTGTAATGTCCCTAATTACTTGGTCCATTGACCGTTGTTTACCACCAGGACCATAAAGACCAGTACCTAACATCATGGTCAAACGGTTGTTCACTTGGGAAGAACCAAGTGTTTGAGCCATTGATGCCATGTCACCTGTGCTCAATGAGTAACCAGATACTGCACGAAGACCTGCCATACCTGCGGCATTCTGTTGAGCATTAATACCAGTGCTTGCTTGCAACGCAAGAAGTTCGTTAATACCGCCGTATCCTAAACGCTCACCTTGTAGTGGTTTACGCATTTGATGGTAGTACTGGTTTTGTGTAATACCCATGCGCTGTTGGTAAGACACAGCCAGTTTGTCAGCACTTAATGAACGGTCATAGTTAGAACTAATACGATTATCTAAGGCTTGAATAGCAGCACTAACAGCAGTTAATGCTTGTGCTGTTCTAAGACCTTTAATTGGTGTTGGTCCTGCTCCATCACCATCACCGCCACGACCAAAACCACCACCTATGATGTTTATGGTATGACCCTTAACGCTTTGGATTGCGTTGTTTGCTGAAGCGTCATTAATTACTGAACCAGATAATGCAGGTACTGGGTTGTCTGGAATAGCACCAGTTGCTGGGTTTGCTCCTCCACCAGCGCCAAGAGCCCCAGGATTAATCTTAGAAATACCTTGAAGAAGTTTTAGTGTCTTCTCTAACTTGGTATTAATGTTTGGGAGTTGTTGGTTAAGGTACTGGAAGGAGGCTTTCATCTCCTTAATGCCAGCACTTATCTTATTAAACTCAGTTGTGTCTAATTTAAAGCGAGCACGAACGTCAGCAGTAGCACTGCCTTTAGGTATACCTTTACCGTTGCCTGAGAGGTCAGGTTCGTTCTTAGCCATGATTACTCCTGTTTACGCCATTTGCTCATTGCTGACCAATACGCTCTTTGGCGTACTGTCATCGTCTTTATATCCTTGAGCGTAAAGCCCTTGTAAACCATTGCAATCGTGTCGTACTCCCAATATAGCACTACTAAATCAGCCGAATAAAAGTGCGGCCCAGTTGAGCATGATTGGGAATGGTTGCTCGCAATGGGCGCAGAGGGCTTCCACCTCCTTGATTTCTGGCCCTGGTTGTGCTTCAGATAGTGCTTCAACAATCTTTGCTCGGTCTTTCATTCCCAGTTTCTTAGCCCATGCAATAGGGTCAGCAGGCTTTTTACCTTCTTCCCAAACAGCACAACGAGCAATTAAAAACGTATTTTGCTCAGGAATACTTCTTGCTTTTAGTCCTACAAACTGACTGTCACTCGCAGTAACAAGATTGAACTGCATAACCGTTCCATCTTTTAGGGTTACCTTAAGCGGTTCCTTTGGGTCTTTATCCGAAGTCTTTACTGGGAAGTCATTCAAGTCAATTTGAACATCGTTTGATTTAGTGCAATGTGGACAAAGTATTTGATACTCACGAAAGATTCCGTAAGTAGCACGGACTGTTTCCAGAAACAAAGCATCTCGGTCACCAATAATTAGGTTGTCAACCAATCCTGGATTCTTTGTAATGTCTATGTTTCCAATAGAAACAACACTGCGCTTGAGCAAATGAGACATGTACTGTGCGTACAAAAGGTCGTCATCAGACTCAAGCGCAGCAAGTGCTTCTTCGTCTTCACCATTTAACTCTTTTACAATTGCAGTTGTTTCCCATTCCCCTGTCTCTTGGTTTTTAAGACCACGAAACAGTTCAATTTTTCCGTTTGGTACTATCTCCATACGGGGTGTTGGGTCAGCAATTGCAGCGTTAAGCGACATTGCTTGTGCGTTGTTATCCATGTTTTCTCCTACTTGTATTTTTTTTAATTACTTAAATTTAATTACGATAGCAGTGCTTGCTCGCCAGTCAGTGCAGCAATCTCTGAATCTGACCATGCAATTTGGAAACCTTCATGGTGAAGGTTCATTTGCTGAATCATAATTCCGTTGTCTCCAGCGTTCAAGTCACTTAGACCGTATGCACCAGGCCAGCAGTTGTACAACCTAAATGCCAACTTTACGTTTCCTGGTTTTACGTTTGTATCTGCTGTGTTGTCGTACTGGTACTGTACAGCACTATTTGTGTATGGGTGGTCGTAAACTTTAACGGTTACGTCACAACGGTAGTTAGTTTCGTCACCCTTAGCACCTTGGTCAAAACCTTCTGTACCTGTTCCACCAACCCATGCATGCATGAACTTGGTCCACTTCCAAAGTTGGTCTTGTGATGCAAAAGCACCACGAGCAAAAGATACTGCTGGGAAGTCTGACTGCCCAACCATCTTGTGTGGGTGAGTGTTCATTCCACCTTCACGGTAAGCAATCAATTCGTTCTGAACTGAAAGTCCACCAACTTGAGCAAAACCAAGGTCGCCAATACCAGTTAGGTAGTTGGTCAAGGCTGTACCAATAGGTGTAAAGCGTACTGTGAATTTAAAGTTGCGTAGAGGGTCGGTCCTCTGTGTTCTTGTTGCCATTGATATCTCCTAGATATTCGTGGTGACGGTGCTTCCACCAGTCCATTGACTGATGGTGATTACGATGAATTCGGCTGGTGACTGCAATGCAACTCCAACCTCAATGTTTACTGTTCCGTTTTCAATATCTGTTGTCGTGTTGTTAGATGAGTTACAACGGACAAAGAATGCTTCCGTTGAAGTACGGCCCTTCAACCCACCTGAAGCCCAGAAGGTGTTCAGGAGTGAAGAAACACGCACCGTAAGGTCTGCCCACAAACGCTCATCGTTTGGTTCAAACAAAGCGCTTTGAGTGCTTTCCTTAAGAAGGTCCTTAAGGTAGTTGAGGGAACGGCGTACCGTGATGTACTTCTCAGAAGTGTTACGTGCCAAGGTGCGAGCACCATTAATGATTACGCCAACACCTGGGACTACTGTGAACAAGTTCAACTGGCTATCCTTGTACAAGTTTCCTTGTTCGGTTTCTGTAAGGTTTGCTACCAAACCATATACGTTGCGGATATCCAAACTGTAACCAGCAGGTGCTTTAGCAACACCACGGGTTACTTCTGAACGAACCATTGCACCAATTACCGCACCACCTGGGTAGGTATTGCGGATAGCGGCAGCACCAGTTTTTGTTGGGTCAAACATTTTCATTGCTGGACCATAAACGGCTGCGTAACCAGACTTGGTGTAAGGCTGTACTGCATCAGCAAGTGCTTGCTTGTTTGTTGCGTTTAGTGGGGTGTCAACAATCAACAATGAGTTTCCACGGGTTGACATTACCGTAATAGCATTGTTGATAATCGTTGACGAGGTTTGTCCAACCAAGTTAAACAACAAACTAGAAGTGATGGTTTCATGTGAATCAAGAGCGTTAGCCCAATCAACAGAGTCAATTGCACCTGCTCCTTCAGAACCGTTAGAGAACGTAGTGGTTGCTACGTAGTCATCAACACCAATACCAGTTACGGTAAGGGTTGCATTGTTAGCCACCGTTGCTACGGTTGAAGCACTAACGTATGACGAGTAAAGGTCAAGAACAGTTGAAACGTAACGGTAGTTAGAAGGGTCAACAGAAAGGTTTGACCAGCGCTCTACTTCGCTACCATCAAGTTTAACTGTCAAGGTAAACAGTGATTCCTTGGTAATCTTTGGTGCTGATTCCAAGTCTTCCAATGTTTCTGTGTCAAAAGTATAATCAACTGACAGGTCGTTACCCCAAGTTCCAGGTGACTTGGTAATCAAAAGAATAAGGTTTCCAAGACTTCCACCAGTTGGTGTTGCGGTCAAAGCGCTGTAAGCGTATGTTGCCGTTGCGTCAATTACACGGGTAACATAGGCTGCTTGACCACCGTTTGCAAAGTAGTGGTAGACAGCATAACCAAGGTCGTAGTTGATGTCTAATGCACCAAACAAACTTGTGTACTGTGACCATGAAGTCACAAGAGTTGGTTCTGTTGGTCCACGCTCTGCTGTGCCAATAAATGCAGCAGAAGTAGGTCCATTTGCAGTTGTCAAGTTGGTCGCAAACGTACCTTCCTGTACGTAAACTCCTGGGCGTTCGTATGCCATTATTACTCCTAAAGTGTAAAGGGGATTGGAAAAAACTTACTCATTGAAGACATGCAGTTGAGATGTAATTGTACTATTAATTTGGGTAACGGGTTCTGTGCCTTGCAGAGCATCAAGGTCTTGACCTGTGATTTCTGCGGACATTTTGAGAGTTAATACCTTACGGAATATGCGCTTTCGGTAACCCGATTCCATATCCAGCAAGTCTGCGTTGGTCCAGTCCAGCATGTCAAAACGGCGTACCGTTCCGTCTGCTGGTATGTCTATGGAGTTCCAACGAAATGGGGCGACTTTTCTAATAATCCCAGAAGTCAATTGTCTGTCATGTAGGGCAGACCGTGTGTAAATAGATACCTGATAAAGCAGGTCTACTGGGATAAAGTCATCAAAACTAAGGATGCTGGTGCTTGCTGAAACACTGGCGCTTTCGCTAGGCCAGTAGTTAACAAACGCAGGGCGGTCTTCATATAGCCCACTACCTGTGGTGTCTATATATGCTCCTTGGTCAGATAACTGACGTTCCGTAGCATGAAGAACGTCAATAAGTTCTACCGTAATAAATGGGTAGTCTCGCTCTGTTTCTCCTTCTGGATAACGGAAAAAGACTTTTACTGGGCGGCGTTCATTACGGTCATCGGTGACATATAGCCCACTAAAACGGGCTTTGATAGCCTCGTCTTCGGCAAGGAGAAACCCAGTCCGCATTAGTTCAACCCACCTTTTCCAGTGAGTTTGTCAAGCCTTTTGTTAAGGTTTAACTCTAAGCGTTTAGCACCCTTCATACATTCTTTGCGAAGAAGAGATTTTGCTGGAGGACCATACTCTATTTGGACAGCCTTTGGTCCAGATTTACCATCAACCAAATAGGAAATGGTTCCATCTGAGTTATTGTAATTAAGTTTAAAGTCTTTTACTAATGCTTTGTACTTAGGGTCACTTAACACAAGACCTTCTTTGGCAATCTTATGCTCTTCGGCTAGGCTGGCGTTTACAGCGTCTTCAAGGTATTCCTGAAGGTTCATTACCAAATCACCAAAGAAAAGGATTGGGGAAGGAACACCTTCAATAATCTTTCTAGAACTGGAGACAGAAATAGGCGCAGATGCACGTTTGCCAACCATTGGCACTCCTTAGTTCTAGGCGATGTTTGTATGCCGCACGGCATACATATTTAGTTTACCAGGAATGTTGGTAGTGCAGAAGGCCAAGGCAAATCGTGGATTTCCATTTGCTCTGGACCTGGGTCGTTTGGCATTTCTTGGTCAACATAAACTTCAATACCTTCAACAACGATGAGCACATCGTCTTTTGCACGACCACGAACACGGTACATAGATACAGCGTAGTAACGAGCATCATAAAAGAACATGTCATTCAAGTGTCTTTGATACTCAAATGGTTCAGACATACCAGCATCACGGCAGTCTTCAATTGACAAAACAGCGTTGACAACCTGCACTGGTTGACGACCTTCGGGAATTGCTCGCTTAGTATCTTCAGTCTCAGTAATCATCAACACAGGTAGGGTTACTCCTGGTTTGTACGCCTTACCACCAGAACCGTATGGCGCTTCATCGTAAACATCATCTACTACGCTCCCAGCACCAAACGGTAGAAACTCAAACCACGTAATGTGTTCACCTACATGGCGATGATGACTACGGTACTGCTTCCGTATTTGTCCTAATTCTCTACGGGGGTCCACAGGTTACCAACCAGTAATCGGTGCGGTTGAATACCCTTGTTGAGGCTCAAGGTCAAGGTACACATCTTCACGAAGTGGTTCATCGTGGTTTTCAATCTTAATGTCGCCTGGGTTGATTTCAGGGAACTGTCTTTCTATTGGACCGTAATCACCCAACTCACGAGCACGGTATACAGGAACAAGGTATCCAGTTGTTCTAGAAACACGGCGAAGGTTCATGATTTCAATTCGCTCAACACCGATGTTTAGAGCACGAGCCTGTGCTTGGTAGTTACGAGTCCAGTAATCCAACATGGATTGAACCATTCGGAAACGCTGACTGGCAGGGATATGTACAGACTCTGAGGTCGTTACGTCAATGTCACGGCTGTATTCAGTTAGCAGACCCCACAAGGTTTCAACTACTGTACCCATTCCAATTGTGTCTAAAACAATTGGGGCAAGTTGCTCTAATGGGGTATCTAGGTTGTACGTATGTTGTTCAATTGAATGCCCAGCAAAGTACTCCAGGTCTTTTGGAAGAACCCATTCGTAATAGTAACCTTCTACCATTATCTTTGTGGTAGAAGAAAAAGAACGATTAAACCTTATAATTCCGTTTCTATCATCTAGTGAATAGTACGTAGACGCAGATGTGTCGGATGTAATTTCAGTTGGGTTTCCACCCGTTGGGTATGTGGCTACCCACAAAGAACTTTGCTCAATGTTAGGGTTACCTAATTCATAAGTCCTACCCACGGCATCAAAAGATACTTGAAAGAACTTAGGGTAATCACGAAGATATGTGCGAGCAATCTCCATAATCTTTTCAACTACTGCGTGGGAGTAATTAGCATGCATAGATATAGTTTACTTTACTATTGGTCGCCAGAACCAGAGCCAGGAACTGTGTCTTGTAAGTCTTGACCAATAGCAGGTTGTTGCTCACGAAAACGTGGAATATGAACTCTACGAATTCTTGTAATGTCTGCTACGGAGCCACTTGGTTTAGGCAATTTAAGTACGTAAGGGTTTGCCTCAGCCATTAGATACCAGCAAACAAAAATGGGTGAAGTGCTTCTTCACGTGCTCCTTCATACTTAGCAAGGTTTTGCCAAGCGCTATCTACGTATACGTATAACGATGATTGGTCAGTAGCAGGGACTGTCCCTGTACGGATGTATAAGTCACCTTGGTCTGCTGCTTCAGATGGGATAGCAGTACCAGTTCTGTGCGCCATGTTTAAGAACATGCGTTTATCAACAACACTCAATGCATTAAATGCCACCCCAGATTTTCTATAAATTGCATAAAGTGGAAGTTGGCTACTGGTAGGAGTTGGGAAGATAGGGTTAGTTGCACTAGTCGTTCCCTTCACTACACCGTATTGGTACGTTGACGCATCAACACGTGTTACAACAAGAAGGTCAAAACGTGCATCTGTTTCAGGTGCTTCAAAAAGAACAGTACTTGCGGATACATAACCATAGTGGTTATTTACATACACATACGAAGCAGTCAATGCGGCAGAGCCGTTACCTGCTGAGTAAACAGTAATGTCTGCACCCGAAAGAACACCATAGTTATGGTTACCTAGGATTTGAAAATCAAGCGAATCTGGTTCCGCTTGGTCAAGGCTCTGGATTGTTACTCGACCGTCATTAAACAACCAAGTGTCTTGACCCCAGAACATTGTCCATGAACCTTTTACACGAGCACTAACAGTGTCGCTCTTTACTTCAGATTCAAGTTCTTCTGCTTGAGGAATTTCTGATACAAAAAGAATTTCATCTTCTTGCTCTACAAATTCTTTAATAACTGATTTCTTTTTTACTGCCACATTATTCTCCAATTGTGAAAGGGTTGGGGGAGTCGGGTTTTACCCCGACCCCCCAATACTAGTTGACTTAATTACGAGGAAGCGATTGCTCCGCCCTTGGTGTTCAGCAACACACGTGATTCGTGTGTAATCATGCCGAAGCCCCAAATGGCGTACCAAGCAAGTCCATGCTCACGACCAAAGTCAATTACGCCACCGTCACGGAGTTCAACTGGCAATGCGATTGCATGTCCGAATGCGTTGTCTCCAATCATGATTGCGTTGTACGAGTCTGCGTTCATTGCTTGCGTACCCGATGCTGAGTTGTCAATGTCTGCTGGACCTACGTTCTTTGCAACCTGTGTGGTTTCAATGAACACAACGTCATACAGACGACCAATTTCACCAAGCATGAAGTTGCCTGGTGCAGCGTACTTGGATACTTCAATGAATTCAGGCCAGTCACGGAGCGCACGGCTCTGTGATGGGTGAACGAAGCAAACGTAAGTGTCGCCAAGGCGTGGGATGTTCTGACCAGCAAGGATTTCAACAGCATCCTTAATGGTTGCTGGTGAGAGGTATCCAGGGTTGCTTGCATCACCCAAGTTGCCTGCATCGTATGGTGCAATTGAACCACGGGTTGAACCGAGGGTCTTGCGACCAAACACGATGTTTGGAGGAACTGCTGAACCGCCACCGAATGGAACTGCGGTCTTGTAGAGGGTGTTGCGAGCCTGAATGTCCATGCTTTGTGCCATGTGACGACCAAGCAAACGGCTTGACGATGCCATAACGTCATCAAACGATGCGTTAAGGAGCAATTCGGTAACTGCAAGAGCCTGACCTTGTTCACCTACGGTGATTTGAATCTGTGATGCTGACAGAGCAACTGGCTCCATACGCACACCTTCATCAAGGGTTGCTCCTTCTGCTTCGTCTACAGCAAGGTTGCTGTAGCGCATGAAGTTGATGGTCAAACCAGGCTGTACACCAAGTTCGGTCTTCTTCACTGCAAACTGTTCAAAGCGAAGAACAGGCATTGCCTGGAACAAGATTTCCTTGGACCAGATAGTTTGAATTGCTGGGGATAAAGCGGTGAAGCCTGTCTCGCATTTTAACATACTGGTCCATTGTCATATTACGGATATCATCCGCATTCAATGTTTGGTATTCCGTTTGAGTTTCCATTGGCCCAACGGATGGTGACGTTACCGCCACACCCTTAACACGACTTGGTTGAGTCGCTTGTTGGATACTCTCAATAATAGCAGCACTCCGTTGACGAAGGATTTCCACTGATGCTTCAATCTCTTCTGGGGTGTTGCCTGCGACCAAATCAATCAGTTCGGGAATGATTTCGTCTTGAGACTCGTGTACACGGCGCTGGCGGTAGGTTTCAACCTCACGCAACTGACGCTCTTTGTCTAGTAGTGCAGACTGCGCTTGGCGTTCTGCTTCAATCTGAGCAAAGCGATTCTGCCACTCTGCATCAACATTCTTAATCTTGACATTGAATTCATCCTCAGTTCGCTTGAGAAGTTCTTTAGCACTGAGTTCATCAAACTCACGCTGACGGCGGATTTCTTCTTCCTTACGGGCAATTTCTTGCGCCTCACGGATAGCCTTCTCACGGTCTTGAGCAAGTGAAGTTACTTGTTCTTCCATGCTCTTGTAGCGGCTTTCAGCCTCTTCAATGCGCTTGTAGAGTTTGTCTTTCTCTTGCTTACGGATGTTTTCTACTTCGTCTTCAGTGAAGACTTTGCCCTTTGGGGCAACTGTGTTTGCCTCCGCATGAAAGGCTTCTGTAGCCTCCACAGGGATGACAATTTCGTCATTACCTTTTGCCATGATTTTCTCCTAAGTGTCCGTTAGGAAGTAGTCCTGTAGCAATCATTACCGCCTGACCAATTTGAGCACGAATCATGTCAAGTGCTCCTTGGTCAATAGCGTCATCTCGTAGTTCCTCAAAGACTTCAATCATCTTCTCGTTCGGGAACTCTTCGCCTAGGGCTCGTAGTGCGCCCTTCTTAGATTCAATACCCAAAGCCATCTTTGCCTGCACTTCGTTGAGTTTGATAAGAGCATCAACAGGAAGTGGGTCGGGCCAGTGAATAGTTGTCTTGTATGTATTTGGGTCGTTAGGGTCTAACTGTGTGAGCATGTCTGGCTCAGGCATTGCAGACTGTGATGGGTTATAAATCAACAGTTCAGGAACAAACACAGCACAAGTTTTGATAATGATTTCGTTCAGACGTTCAAGACCCTGTGTAAAGTGAATCTTCTTCATCTGGTAACGGTTCATCAAAGGCTGATACTGAATAGCCAAAGCAACACCTGAAGTGTTTGATACTGGCTGGAATTGACCAAGGGCAGTTTCAGGTACGCCAGTGATTTCGTGCATTGCTCGTTTAATCATTTGTACGTATTCAATAGCACCAGACATTTCGCCACGTGACTCAAGGTTAAACACTTGTGCTTCTTTAGGAAGACCAGCCCAAACCTTTTTAGGACCACGCTCTAGTTGTGAAGCCTTAGCACCTGTGATGATGGTTACTGGTGCAGCGTGATAGTTGATGATGTCTGAGATTTCAGTCATCTTCTCATTGAGTTCACGGTTCAGTTGGATAATGTCCCAAATGTCTGACTGACCCCAAGGTGATGAAGTTATTGTAATGTTCGGA